CCCAGTTCTTCAACGTGATGTTGAGGAACTTCGTCATGTCGACCGCGTAGTCCGACCCGATGTTCTTCTTCGCACGAGTCGACGCGGCGATGCCGAAGTTGCCGTCAGCGTCCACGTACATCTGCACTGGCACGTTCGTGAGGATGTTCTGCCGAACCCCCGGCGACTGCACACTGTCAGTGAAGGCCCCCGACCGTCCAGTGACACCCAGCACAGCACGAACGAACAGGCCACTCACACCGGCGTACGCAGCAACGTACGCCCCAGTGACGTTGCCGCCAGCTGACACATCCCCCGAAGCGAACAGGCCACCGACGTTCAACCGAAGCCGGACAGCCTTCTCCAAGTTGCGGATACGCCGCTGCACGTCCCGGATCGGGCCGAGAATGCCAGTCCCGCTCTTCGTTGGGTCACCCACACGGGCCTCCTAGTTCGTCAACGCGTACAACTCGCCAGTTGTCACCGACACCCACCGGCCGTCCTGATCGCCCGACAGGTTCGTGATCCGCCGCCGGTACACGCCATCCGCAACGAACAAGTCGCCACGCAGCTTCACCAGGCAGTAGTCACCCTTGTTGAACTCACCGATGCGGGGCGACTGATCCGCCTGCACTTGGAAGTCCCAGAACTCGACCGGCTTCGAACCAGTACGGGCGCTTTCCCGCACGTAGCCGTCCAACTGGTACTGCTCATCCACGTTGCGGGATGCGTCCACGAGCTCGAGCAGCGGGAACCCTTGCGTGAGCAGGTTCGTGTTTGTGTACGTGGAGAACATGGTGGCGTCGGATGCGGACCCGCCCTGACCCCACGCGCGGCCCTGCAGCTTCGACCCGTCGACTTTCACGTTGAGGCCACGGATCGTCGTCTGACCGACCCCGTAATCCCATACATGCGTTGACAGGCCGGACAGTTGCGGCTGCGACGGGGTACCGACCCGCATCACCCACTCAACGAACCGAGGGTCGGTCTTGAACCGAGGCAGAAAGTCGATCTCAGGTCCGCCATCCACGGCCGTCAGGTCCCCGAGTGCATCACCGACGAGAGCCAAGTCAGCACCCTGGTACTCGCGCGTTTCTGTACCCGACACTTCCGTTGGCAACACGACGGGGACGGTGCCGTTCGTGTGCTGCTGAGCCTGTGCCACGAGTCGACGAGCGACCGTCGTCAACGACACGTTCTCGTAGTATGTCTCCACATCGAACGGCGTCTGTCCGGCCGCCAGGACCGGGATCAGCACGCGGTGGTCGAAGTAGGACCACATACCCGACGCGTTCAACGTCAGCGTGCCCGCATCCTTCGAGTAGTCCTGCACCCACACCGGACCCGCATTCAGGATCACACCGTTCTCAGCGACGCCGAGGAACGACTTCCCCACCGTCGCAACGTTCCGCAGGTTGAGACGGCGGATGTCAGGGTCGGTGAGAGGCACCGTGATGCTGACACTGCCGGCGCTGTTGATCCCCACATCCCAAGAGCCCTTGCTGACCTGCAGATGCGTGGAGATGCGGCCCGTGAGCAGGTCGCCGATGAACCAATCAGTCACCGGAGCGCCACCTAACCGATTGCGTACGAGATCGCGCCGAGGTAGATCGTGTCCGCAGTCCGGTCACTGCTCGCGCCGATCTGCACGGATCCATCTGTGGCGACCACGAACAGACCCGTGTAACCGTTGAACATTCCCGCCGGTGCCCGGAAGTACACGGATGGCCGGAAGCCGCTTGGCAGCGTTGTGATGTCCGTGTACCCGTTGAGGAACTGTCCGGACTTCAGCGAGATGTTGCCCTGGAAGTAGACGACCCCGTTCATGCGCCGGTAGGCGGCGTTCGTTGTCATCGAGCTCGGCACGCTCAGTGGGATCCAACCGGTGTCACCGTTGCTGACTGCTACCCAGGCACCACCGCGCATGTAAAACAGTTCATTGCCCTTGACGTAGCCGAGGGTTCCCTCGATGACATTCGCAACGTCAGCATTGAGCGCGGCGACCGACCGGTACCGAATCGGGGCACCGTTTAGCGCTGTCTGCTGCACTGTGTTACTGATGACCACACCGGACGCGTTCGTTGACGTGACACCCGCCGGGACCAGCACAGTGCCAAGCACCAGAGCCCCCGAAGGTGCCGCCGGAATCGTCGGCGACGCAGCGGCAGTGCCCGTCACTTTGTCCACGACAGGTGCGCTCGTGGCGTCGCCGCGTTCCGTGTCATTGTGCTTCAAGTAGACGACGTCGTAGCGGCTGTTCGCAGACGGAGCCGGGTCAAGCGGCACCGTCACATCGCCGACGTTCGACACGATCACCGCGCCATCAGACTTGCCCCGTGACAGCACCCAACTCGTGTCGCCCAGGAAGCGGACCGTCATCGACGACGTCGGCTGCAGAGCACCACTGTCACCAAACAGCTGCCCCGTACGGGTCGTGTTGTCGGCGTTGTGGATCACCCGAGCCGCATCCATCTGACGCGCATCAAGAGCGGTAGTTCCAGCAGTGGTCACAAGCCCGTTGGTCAACGCCATGCGCGTCTCCTATCCAAGATCAAACGAAAGCGGGAGCCGTCGACACCGTTAGCGTCGGGCTCCCAGAGACAGCACCAATAGGCAGGAACTGGACCTCGCCAGCACGTTTCGGCGGGACCGTCCACCAGTCCGACGCCGTCAAGAAACCAGTCACATCGGAACCGGAGATCGTCACGCGGCCCGTACGCGGGTTCAACCGCACCGTCTCCGACGCAGCAACCGGACGCTCGAACCGGACACGCTGACCAGTCGGCACCCACACCAACTCAAACCCGCCGGCAAGACCACCAGTGACGTCGAGCATCGAAACGGTCTCCGCCGTACCAGGGTTCGCCGCAGCAGCACGCCCCGTCGAACCAGGCGTACCCCAGTCGAAGAACTTCCCAGTCGGCTGCACTGCCTGCGGCTGGTACGTGCCATCACCGTTGCCTGTCAGGCCAGTCGTTAGGTAGAACCCTGGATTGTTCGGGTCGCGCACGTAGTACGTCGCCGGGTACAAGCCCTGCGACGGTGCAGTACCCGACACCACACCCAGCGGCCACACCAGACCGGACGACGGCACAGCAACACCAGTCGACGCGAGCACCCGTGTTCCGTAACGGAACGGGTCAGCTGAGATCACATCGAACGAGAACTTGAAGTACGGCTGGTACAGGCCGTCATCCATCTTCGGCGACGTGGACACGCCAACGTTCACCCAGCGGGTGTCGATCGGATCAGTGACGGTGAACACCGCCTCCTGCCCGTCCGCCATCAGCCCAGCCAAGGTGTCTCGAGCCGCGTACGCTTCAGCCAACGTGTCGCCCGACCAGGAACCCTCCACCGAAACCACCCGAGGGTCCCGGTAGATGGTCCCCGGCCGGAACGACCCGTTCGCCTGCGGCCGGGTGTCCGCCTCATACCGTGTCGGAGCGGCGTCATACCAGCCGACAAGCTTCGCCAACGCGAAACCCTTCACCGCCTGATCGTCAAACGTCACCCCACTGAACGTGACCGTCGTCATGACACCATCCCTGCGAGCTCGCGAGCGGCCTCCCGCCCAAGGACGGTCAGCATCGTGTTCGGGTCAACGTGCTGCATCGGCTGAATGTGGTTGTGCTGCTCGTAGGTGTTGCCACCAACAGGCTGCGCGGCCGGCCGGTACGAATCCATGTAGCGGACAGAACCGCCACGGTTCATCGCATCCAAAGCAGCCCGGTTCCGTGCAGTCGCAGCAGCGTTCATCACGAACTCACGCCCGTGCACCACACCAGCGACCTCATCAGTTCCGAAATCACCCGTGTACCCACCAGACGCATACCCGGGCACCCGCAGGTACTTGCCGAGCATCTTCTGCAACGCCTTCGACTGCCGGTCAATGGACTTCGCGATCGTCGCCGCGTTCTTGTTCGCCGCGGACAACGACTTCTCAGCCGTGTCGATCAGCTTCCCGAAGTTCGCGTCCGCAACCTGATTGCCGATCTTCGTCGAAGTGGACTGCATCGCCTGGTACTGCTTGTTCACAGCAGCCAGGCCGGCCTTATTCATCGACGCGAGACTGCGCGCCAACGGCAGCCCCTGATCCACACCAAGCGACGCGATCTCGTTCAGCAGAGCAGGAGCAAGCCCCTTCTTCTGCAACGAAGCCAGCAACGCCTGGAACTGCTTCAGCTTCCCCGCACGCTGCGTCAAACCACGCAGCAGCGACGAACCAGACCGGTAATCGCCGTACGAAACGTCCGACAGTTTGCCCTTCACCGCTGACGCCATCGACGTCGACGAATCACGCAACCCATCCAAACGGTCCGACGCCTTCTTCACCGCGTCAGCAGCCTTCGTCGACTGCTTCTCGAGACCGAGGAACGCACGCTCGTTCTTGTCCGCAGCCCGCAGGAACGACCGCCGCTGAGCAGCCGAATACTTCGACGAGTCCTGCCCCATCTGGAACAGGTTCTGCGTACCCGACTGCACATCGAACTCACCGTTACGAACGGACGTGCGGAACGACAACCGGTCGCCGAGATCCGCACCAGTCGGAGCCGCCTTCGCACGAGCCAACGCAGCATCAGCACGCTGAGTCGCAGCCTTCGCCGCACGCGTCTCCGCCTGCGCCTGCAACAGCCGCTGACGGTTCGCAGCCGTCTTCGACTTGTTGAACTCGCTCTGAGCCCGACGCTGCGCAACCTGCGCCGCCTTGAACCGGTTCTTCGCCCGCTTCGCATCCGTCGTCTCGCGAGACACGAAACCACCCGAAGCGAACATGCCCGCGTTGAGACGGTCAAACGTGTGCCGGCCGTACTTCTGCACCGACGCCGCACGGATCACGTACTCACCGTTCGACAGGTACGCCGGAATCGAATCCGACGTCGCAGTCCCCGCACCATACACAGGACCACCAGCCGCCTTGTACGCAGCGCCAGCAGCACCACGAGACGCGCCCGCCTTCACGGACTCTTCAACCTTCCGGTTAACAGTCGTGACCGTCAGAGTCCTCGACTGTAACGCGTTCAACGACCGCAGCACAGCGTTCAGGTTCGCCTGAGCAGCAGCCACCTCAGCACGCACCTCAGTGCGCTTCGACGGCGGCACCGAAGCCAGCTTCTGCTTCGTCGCTTCCAGCTTCTGCAGGGCATCCTGAACCTCGCCCTGCACCTTCAGGATGCGCTTCTTCGTCGCAAGCTCAGCAGCACGCTCAACAGCCTTCGCCGAGTCAACAACCCCCGACGCGCCTTCCTGACTAAACAGGGTCTTCACGTTCGCCGGCACCAGCTTCAACTGGTCAGCCATCTTCGCCGCTTCCTCACCGGAAACGCCGAACGCCTGAGCGGCCTGAATGTACGCATCCCGAGTGGTCTGCATCTTCGCCGCAGCATCCGCCTGCGTGCCGCCGTTCTCCGCGATAGCAGCCGTAGCCGCAATACCGTCCTGGGCGATCTGACGGAGAGCAGCAGCGTTCGCGCGACCCTTGTCAGAGTTCAGGTCCAGCGTGCGACCGTTCTCCTTCAGCGAGCCAGTTGCGTCGTCGATAGCAGCCTGGAAGTCAGACTCCGTCTGCTCCACAGAAAGCTGCGTCGAACCGAAACTACGGATCTGGTCAGCCAGATCGCTGATGCTCTGGTTTGCTTCTGCAGCCGCACCAGTCAGGTCGGCAAGCTGCTCCTTCTGCTGCTGCGTGGACGTCGCAGCCAGCACAGTAGCCAGCTGACCCTTACCCTGCGCCAGATTCAACAGTTCCTGACCGTCAACGGTCTTCCCCTGCGCCGCAGCAAGCGCCTGAAGCTCATCCTTGTACGGCTTCATCTTGTTCAGCAGGTCCCGGGCAGTGTCGCTACCGCCGCCCATCTGCTTCAGCAGCTGGTTGAACCCCTTCGCCGCCGACGTGACATCTGTCGAAGCAGTACCAGCAAGTGTCTCACCCATCTGCTTGAACTGCGCCTCGAACCGGGTTGCAGTGTCAGACACATGCGTCATCCCGAACGTCAGACCGTCGAAGAACTTTCCGAACCCAACCGAGCGTTCGTTGCCTGCACCCGAAATAGCATCAAGGGCTTTCTTCGCGGACGTCGCCTTGTCGTTGATGATGTCGAACGCGCCGCCACCACCAGTGAACTGCTGGTTCAGTGCCTTACCGTTGTTCGCCGTCATCGCAGCGTTCAGACGGTTGATCTCACCCTCAGTGAGCGACGCTTCCTTGCCGATTCCCGAGAAGCCGGAGATGACTGCGGCGATACCAACAGCAATGCCGGCACCCTTGCCGAAGCCCTTCGCGACACGGCCAACCGTGAGGTTCATCTGCTGCATCGCCGCTCGAGCAGCCTGCACCTTCGGGACCATCGTCAGGAACCCGCCACCCGCCAGAGCGGTAGCGGCGACAACAGCGGTCAGGCCGAGAGTGAGACCCTGCACTGCGCCGGGAGCGTTAGAGTACGCCGACACGAGACCCGTGACGGACTGCACCATCTCACGAAGCACACTGTTCGACGCGGAACCGGTCTTGATCAGACCCGACTCGAACGCCGCGCCAAGCTTCTTGACGTCACCGTTCAGGTTGTCCGTCTTGCCCGCAGCCTGCTCAGCAGCGAACCCGGCCTCGTTGACCGAATTGATCCACGTGCGGTTTTTGTCCGCCCCGTCTTTGAGTAGGATGTTCGCGGCACGGATCGCGTCGGATCCGAAGATGATGCCCAGCGCTGAGTCGCGAGACGCCGAGTCGACACCCTTGAATCCGGCGGCAAGCTGACCTGCGAGACCGGTGATGCCGACGAAGTTGCCCTGCGCGTCGTACGCCTCAATGTTGTACTGCTTCATCGCCGCAGCGGCCTGCTTCGATGGGGTAGCCAACTGCAGCAGCATCGACTTGAAGCTCGTGCCAGCGTCAGAGCCCAGCAGACCGTTCGACGCGAACTCAGCCAGCGTGCCGACAGTCTCATCGATCGACAGTCCGAACTGGTTCGCGACCAGACCGGACTGCTGCAGAGCCTGCCCCAGTTCCTCCACACCACCGAGCGACTTGTCCGCCGCAGCAGCAAGCAGGTCAGCAACGTGCGGCACATCCTTACCGGACAGACCGAACTGCGTCAGAGCAGCAGACGCGATTTCCGTAGCCCGAGCCACATCAATCTGGCCGGCAGCGGCAAGGTTCAGTGCACCCTTTAGGCCGCCACCGAGGATGTCCTTCACGGACACACCAGCCTTGACGAGCTCCGTTTCCGCCTGCGCCACCTCAGTGGCAGAGAACCCGATGCTCTGACCCATCGTCAACGCCGCATTCCGCAGCAGATCCATGTCGCCAGCTGTAGCGTGCGACAGGGACTGCACCTGCGACATCTGCGCGTCGAAGTCAGCGAACGACTTCACCGCAAGAGCGACACCAGCAGCAGCCGCAGCACCGATACCGAGCAGGCCGTTACCGACCTTCTCAAACGCTGCACCCTGCGCCTGCAGGTTCTGCGCCTCAGAGTTCGCCTGCTGCGTCGCCTGCTGAATCTGGTTCATCCCCTGCAGGTACTGCTGCACCTGCGCGCGGATAGTGACGGAAACAACATGATCGGCCAAAACGCGGCTCCCGTCTTCCAGTGTTTACATATCAGCTACTGCCATGTGACTTTCTCCACCGGCCACATGAACCCATGCGGGTTCGCGTTCTCGCCAGCCGCCTTCCGCCACAAATCCTCAGCGTCCTTCGTGGCTTTCTCCGCGAAGTCAACGATCGGGAGACGCACGAAAGCGCCCTCCGGTGTCACCGTCAACTTGCCGGCCGCATACCTGTGCGAACCACGCGGATTTGACGGGTCCGCATCAGGAGACGTTGCCTCATCCATCGGCTGACCATGCGGGCCAAGCATCTGCTCAAAGCCCGTGACACCAAGCACCAATGCCACCTGATCGGGCGTCCACTCCGGTTCACGTTCAACATGAACCGCAGTCACACGCCCAGCATCGTCATACACGGGGGTATGCACTTCCAGGGGCTCCCACCCACGCAAACGCTTCGGGGACACACCAACCTTTACTGCGAGTCGGACTTCATCTCGGAGACGAGGGTTGACGCGCGCAGCGCTTTTCCCAGTTCCACCGCCCGGTTGCTCTCCCCCTCATTGAGCGCATACACCACGTCTGCGATCTGCTGATGGTCGCCACCCGAAAGCAGCTGGAACAGGTCATCCCATTCCTCTTCCGTCAGCTCGCGTTCCTGGCCGTCCTCAATGACGACACCGGACTGCAGAGCCGCAGCACGCGTCACCGCGTGGAAGTTGTACCCAAACACCACCTTGTCCGGCAGCGAATCGGGTCGGGGGCTGTTCACCAGAGTCAGGTCAGTCCAATCCGAACCCAGCATCCGCGTGAACTTCAGGTCGACGAGAGTGCCGGCGTAATCCGCCTTCACCGCCTCGATCTCCTGCAGGATCTCAGCAAGCCGCGATGTCTTCGCCAGACGGTCATCCTGCGGCTTGCCCTTCTCAACCTCACGCTCAGCCTCGAGGTCATACAGACGCCCCGACACATCAGCATCCAGAGACACAGTGACCACCCGAGACGGACGGCCCTTCTCCTTCGCCGCAGCAAGCTTCTCGTTGAAACCCATAAGTCTGTTCCTCACTCGTCCTCACTCAAAGAAGATGACCCGTGCGGGCGGGAGTGAGACCGCCCGCACGGGAGTTATCAGGACCCCGTAGCCGGAGTAACGTCGCGCAGAACCGGAGCCAGCGGACGCAGCGACTGAGTCTTCGTGAACACCGAGTTAGCCGCAGCCTGATCGCGCTGCTTCACACCCGCCTCCACCAGCCACAGGTCGAACTTCGTGGTCGACGTGATATCCGCATCATGAGCAGTCGCCCACCGCACAGCAGCGATGTACGTCTGACCCTTGACCAGCAGCGGGTCAGCAACACTCGTCGTGTCGCCGTACACGTACTGCACAGACAGCGTGTTCGACTCCTTGCCGCCACGAGAGAACGACTGCGTCGCCGTCAGACGGTCATCAGTGATGTCCTCCTGCGACGTCGCCTCAGCCCAACCCGACCCAGCAGTGAGGTCATACGTGACATCGATGAACGCTGCCGAGTTCAGCTGCGTCAGCGTCACATCCTTGAGGCTCTTGCCCGCCGTCAGCACACTCGCCGGAGCGAACATGACCAGCAGGTTGCCTTCAGTACCAACGGACAGCGACTGCTGCCCACCCTTAGTGATAGCCAATTCGGTTTCCCTTCGATTGGAAGATGCGGTCCCGGATCGGCTCCGAAAGACCGGTTACGCCCCGTCCGGGGACAAATGTGGGAGGGCTACTTGCCCTTGTCGTCGTTCTTCGGCTTGTCCGAAACCAGCGGGAACCGGTCGGGGAAACGCTCCTGAATCGACTTGTGGATCTCCATGTGCAGCCCATGCGGGCCGGACACGGTAACGAGGTCACTCATCACTGCCTCCTGGAATGCGAAAACCCCGCCGAAGCGGGGTCAGATTGGATCGGAACGGAAGCTGTACTCAGCTATCTGCGTGAAACCAGGCGGAGCCGTATCATCGTCGAGCTCCATCACGTCGAGAATGTCGCGACGGATCGGCTGACAACGGCGGCCAGCAACAGCTGGCGTCTTACCGCGACCCTTCGGCCGCAACGCCGCATCAACATGCTCGACAACCCAAGCGCACTGCTCAGGGTCAGCACCAACACACATCACCGACCACGACGGCGTAAACGTTGACGCACCACCCGTAAACCGCTCCTGACGGTCCGTGCTCAAACCAGGACGGACAATCACGTACGGGTAGGCGCTCAGATCAGGAGCCAACATAACGAACACATTGCCTACCAAAGCAGGATCGGACTCGAGCAGCCCCACCAACGCGTTCGTATGCGCCCGCGTCATAGGCCAGCCGCCGCAAGACCATCCGCAACAGCCTTCCGGATGCCCGTCTGGAAGTCCTCTTCGTTGTCGACAAGCGCCTTCGGGATGCGGTTCTTACCCGGCGTGTTCCGGGTGCCCTTGTCGACAATGCCGACCACAGCACCCTGCGAACGGCCCAGATCGTTACCGATCTCCGCAGAAATACCGCCCAGCACCTGCCCCGTCGTCCCATGCAAGTCGTACGAGATCGCACCACGCGCATGCGGCAAGCCACGCGAACCGCTGTAATCGTTGCTGATTTGATCCTTGATGTTCCGAGCGGTCACCTCGATCGCAGCACGCAGGAACCGTGCCGTCTCCCGCGGGGCTTCCTCAATCGTGTGCGCAAGCTCGTTCAGACCGTTGTCCGAAGCCATGACGCCTCCTAAGTCAGCAAAGTGATCGGGAACCGCCGAGCAGTCGCATACGACGACGCGAACGGCGCATCCACACGAGCACGACGACCCACCAACGACGCATCAGTCAACGAACCCGTGATCTCCACCACATGGCCCTTCGTCACCGCACCAGACGTCCCCAATGGCAACGACAACGTCGCAGCCTGAGACACCAACAGCTGACCCGACTGCTCAGCATCAGCAGCCTGCACAGCAGACGCCTTGAAACGGCACGCACCCTCATACACAGGCTGGATCACGGTCTCCCGCTTCCCCGTCGCCTCGTTGATCGGGCCAGGGACTTCCTTACCCACACGGCACGTGTCCGTCATGATCGACTCAGCGATCCAACGTCCAGACCGTGCGGCCGACGCAGCGGTCACAGTGCCGCCGTCCCGACCGTGTGGAACGTAGAGGGCTGCTCACCAGCCCTCACGCCTCCGGGGACGATCGTGTACGCGCCCGACGTCGCGCCTGACCCGTCACCGAGCAGTACGAGTTCAGCGTCAGACAGGTACAGCGCCCCAGTGGAACGCGCCTTGTCCAACGTGTACTGGTAGTCGTCGATCGTCTCCGAGTACTTCCCGTCAGGGTTCGCCAGGAGACGCAGCACAGCAGCGCACAGGATCTGCACCACCACAGCCCGGAACGACGGCACCTCCCCCACCTTCGACTCCGCGAACGGCTTCTGCATCAGCAGAATGTTCCACGCGTCATCCAGCAGGACAGCACCAACCGTCCGGTCCGTGTCAGTGAGGGGCCGCAACGACCGCTTCGTCAGGTCATCAACCGTTGCCGGGTTAGCCATCGCAGCCCCTCACCTTCACTTACTTGTCGTCCGACTTCGGAGGACGCCCACGCCGCTTCGGCTCAGGCGACTCTTCAGCAGCAGCCAGAACCCACCCGTTGGCGAGGTAGCTGGCATGCGCTGAACTGTCAGGCACATCCACCGTCACGTCCCCGAAAGGGCTCCGGAACTCAGCCATCAGGCAGACGGCGTCGCGCCGGTCAGGCGGGCGAACTTGTTGACGTCGCGCACGCGGAATCCAACCTCGATCTCAGCCCGCACAGCGAACATGTTCTGCTGGAACAGGTGGATCAGCGTGCCGCCACGGTTGATCGTCGCCTCCGTCGAGATGGAGATGTCGATCGCCTGCACCTGACCCCAAGCAGCCTGCGTCCAGTCGCCAGCGAAGCCGACAGTGGACGGGGTGCCGGGGGTGCCCGCAGTACCCGCCTTGTTGACTGCCTTCGTCTTATAGACGGGGCGACCAAGCAGCGAGCCAACCTGGCCCTCAAGCGCAGCGTTACCGATGAAGATCGGACGACCGAGAGTGTCAACCGAACCAAGAGCGATGAGCTCACCGGTCGGAGACAGCGCCCAACCGGACACGTCGCCACCATTCGCAGCAACCGAACCCATCGCTCCGAGCAGACCCGAGTAGGTGTTCGTGTTGATGGAGACAGCCGGCGCGTTCTTCAGCGTGTCGAAGTCGGACCCCGGAGCGTCGCCGAAGAACACCGTGTTGTCGAACTTCGCCGACAGCACGCCCGGAAGACGATTGACGAGCGCGTTGTACAGCGCCGCCTTGTCACGCTTGAACTGGTTCGAGAACGGCTCAATGACAGCAAGGGTGTAGCCCCGCATGACCTTCGAGTCGACCGTGGGGTCCGATACAGGCTTCAGCTCCGTTTCGCCTGTCCACGCGGCAGTCGGGTCACCAGTGATGATGTCGACCGTCACACCCGCGCCCGGAAGCGGAATGTTCGGGGTCAGCGAGGCGACCGCAGAGGTCTCCTGGAAGCCCTGCCAGATTTCGTTGGAGACCGCCGTGGGCAGGTTAACGCCCGAGGTCCCCCTGTTCGTTGCCTGAGCAACCATGTGATCTCTCCTTAGAGGTCAGGGAAGGCGTCAGCAAACTGCTGAGCCGTAGAGGGTGTCCCCGTTTCCTTCGCACCCTGCGACGGGTCCGGACGAGGGGACGACTTGGCGTCTGCCGGCACGAACTCAAGCAACGAGTCGGCGTCTGCAAGCAGCGCGTCCTCGTCGTCTCCCTGCAGGCGTGCGATGAGCGACTTCGGAAGGCCCTTGTCGATACCCACGTTGAGTCGGGTGATCGTCGCGTCCTTCGCTCCGAGGTCGTTCGTCAACGCGTCACGTTCACCGGTGAGATCCGCGATCTGCGACTCAAAGCCGCCGATACTTGCTTCCAGTTCACGCACACGCCGCTCCGCAGCATCCGCACGAGTGCGTTCCGCTGCGATAGCTCGCTTGCCTGCTTCACCGAGCTCAGGGTCGCCCTGCGTCTCGGTGGTGTTCGTCGTGTCTTCAGACATGGGGTACCTCGAATCGCTCGATGGTGAAACCTGCAGGCATCGCGCAAGCAGGAAGAATGGGGGAAGTCAGCCGAGACGAATGCCCAGCGACCGGTAGAACTCAGTGGCGACCGCGCGGTCCTCCGCAGCGGCCATCAGACGGCGCGGGTCGGACGTCGCCATGTTCACGCGCATGTAGCCGGCGTCCCGCAGCAACGTCTGCCGCAGGGCGACATCGTCGGTGAGACCGATGATGGTCTCCGGCATCAGGCGCGTGTACTTCGTGGACGTGTACCGGGCACCCTTACGGCGCTGCTCAGCAGCGCCCAGGTTCCGGTTCACTTTCCCGAACTCACCACGCCGCGTGTTGCCCTCCGTGGTGACGTACCCGAAGATCGGCGAACCGTCCGCGTTCCGGCCGATCTGCGACTGCAGCATCCGCCGGCCGCTGTTCGCCCGCGTCTCACGGCCGATGCCGTTGCCGTACTGAATGCCAGTAGCGCCACGACGAGCAGTCACCAACTGGGAAATATCAGCGCCCTCACGGATTGCCTGAGCGCCGGCCTTCGTGAACACACGATCCTGCTCAGCCTCTGACAGCGAGTTGAAGTACGACTCCGGACTGTCATGGAACCCAGCCGGCACCTGATCGTCATCCGCCGGGGCGGGAACGCTCGAGCACTTGCACGCCGGATGACGCTTGAACGCCGTCTTAGCCGACCAAACACCAGCCAGGACAGCACACCTGGAACACGCGCCCGGCTGCACCACACGCACGTACTTCGTGTACTTGTGCGCCGTCATCGCAGTCAGATCAGCCGACCGAGACGTGTCATGCAGCGCCGTCTTCATCATCGCCGCCAGGTACATCTGACCGCCGACAAACGCCTGCTGCAGTGTCTTGCCGGAACCGATGAACTGCTTCGTCGTCGTCACCGCACCAAACAGCAGCCCACCAAGCTCACGACCCGAAGCGTCGACACCGGCGAACGACGACGAGTTCACTGACATCGTCGCCCGCGGGTCGCCATACGTCCGAGCCGCCTGGTTCATATACCGATCAGCGTCCGCAGCATTCAAGTTCTGCGCCGCAACTGCAACCGCGGTCACCGCCGGCTCGACCGACTGCCATGACCGGTCCAGGTTCGCCATGTCGATCGCAGCCCAAGCTGCAACCGCACGCGCAACCGCACGATCCGACCGTTTGATAATCCGCCGCTGATGCCGCTGCGCAACCTCAAGCAGATCCGCCACGACGACTCCTACTGGTTATCGAAGAGGTTCTGCGTATTCGTCACCACGCGGCTGGCCTGCTGCGCTGCGAAGTTCTCGTCGTCAGCACGGCGGGTCTTCATCCGAGCGATCGTTTCCGGAGAGCGGCCCAGGTTCTCCTGCGCCGTCTCCCAGTCCGTCAGCCCGGCCTGGTACTCCTTCACGACCGCATCAGTGACCATGCCCTGAGTAGGCGTCCCAGCATCTCGCCACAGCGTCTCCATGCGGCGAGCATCCTGCGACCACTCACCAGTCCGGAAACGAATGACAAGCCGCATCACGGCTTCCCACGAGTTCCCGAACGACAGCTGCTTCCGTTCCGCCTTCTTGATCAGACGGGTCTCACCGGCGCGCTGCCCCTCAGCGGACGGAGCGTTCTGCGTGTTCAGGCCGAAGTACTCGATCGGCAGCGAGGTCACACCAGATGCAAGCCGGGAGTACATCGCGACCATCGTGTCGAAGTTCGACAGGTCCGAAGCGTCAAGCTGCTGGACCTTCACGTCCTTGTTCTCGTGCGCCCACACGGAACCGAAGTACGCCTGCCAGACCGGAAGCGGATGCCCGTCCTGCCCCACGAAGTCACCCTTGGACATGCCAAGAACCTGCTTCTGCGGAACAGCGACCGTCTCCTGCGCCAACTGCGCGTTCGTCAGCGCACGAGACGCCGAATCAGCGATCGGGATGACATCTTCCATCTCCGACACGCCCTCAAGCGACGAACCAGTCACACGTGTCGCACGGTTCCTGTTCACGAACGGCACCACCGGGACAGTGCCCAGATTGTGGACGTCCGGGTCGAACTCGTTCACCCAGTCACCGTCTCGGTACAGCAGCCAGTACGTGACGTTCGGGAAGTACAGCGTCGCCCGAGTGTCCTTGCCACCCTCAGGACTGTACGACCGCAGAGCAGCCGTCACCCGATGCGTCCGAGGATCACGAACCGCGACCATCTCTTCCGGCGACTCAACCGTCACAATCGGGTACTCAGGGTCCTCAGCGTTCGACCCCACGCACACGTACGACCGCTTCAAGGCCAGCGCGTCCACATGCGCAAAACCCGACCGCTCATCGAGGTTGTTGTACTGGTAGACATCCCACAGAGCAGCATCCGCAGACTGCGCACCCGGCATCCGGAACCCAGTGACATCCAGCCGCTGCTCAATCGCATCAACCGTCACCCGCGGCCAGTTCACAACAACCGTGAACCGCTTCAGTTCCTCCGGGATCGCCAACCCCAGCTGCTCAAGCTGATGCAGCCCCTCGTAATAGTCGTTGTACAGCCGCGTCTCAGTGCGCGTCGTCTCAATCAGACGCAGCAACCGGTCGAAGGTGTCCTGCTCATCCTTGGAAAGCGCCAAGACCGCCTCCAATCATCAGAACACAAACATGCGACTATCATTCGGCTTCTCAGAACCCGTAGAGCGAGCAAACGCATACGTCGCCAACGTCGCCGCGACAAGCGGGGTGATATCAGTCGTGTCACGACGATGCCAACCCCACGCACCAGAATCACCAAGAGGACGTTTACGTGCAGCCTCGAGAGCCGCCGTGAGCCCCGACTGGTCCTTATGCCGCAGCTGGTCGTTATCGACCATCGACTTGAACCCCTGGCATGCCTGCCCATACTGAGCCATCGACACCACGTCGATCTCAACGTTGCGCTCCGCAAACCACGGCAGCAACGCGCCAGCAGGACCAATAGCATCCAACGTCACCGAAACAGGCGACCACTTCTGCACAAGCTCTTCGACCCGGTCCACAATCCAACCAGTGCCACGCTCACGCTGCACAACTTCCGTGTGGATCTTCCCGTCAGCGCGGCGACCCGCAATAGCGATCGACGCGAACGACGAATCCGGGTTCACATCCAGGGCAAACGCCACCGGGTCAAGCGGCGACGACAACTTGTCGCCACACTCAGCCCACGTGAACATGTCGACAACTGCGGAGCCCTTAACCTCGTCCAGGATGCCCATACGCTCACGCGCGAACGCAACCTCGGACATGCCGGCGCGTTCCTTCTCCATGTACTCAAGCGATGGAACACCACGAGCAGACATGGACCCGGGATTCGCACGAACCCGCTCTGCCTCATCATCAAGGTCAGCTTTCGGATCGGCAGAGAACTCGTTGTAGCAAAGGTGCTTATCCTTCGCCGGCACATCATCGCCCGGATGTTCCGGCTCCTGACGGCCACGACGCATCACACGCCGCAGAACAAGCCCGTACTGGTCACTGCGCGGCGCTGACGACGCGTAAATGACACTCGGGTTAGGTCGAGCCGACAGAGCAGGCAACGACGCCGCCACAGTTTCTTCCGGAAGGTTGTACGCCTCGTCGTAACCGAGGCGGTCGCAGCTGAAACCACGGCCAGAACCGTTCGTCCGAGCCAAGAAACGCTGACGTGCACCGTTCAGAAGCTCGATGCCCTCTTCCCCATGCGCAGTCGCAACCCGCTTGACCTTCTTACGCAGCCAATCAGTGTTCTCCACCCAGAACAGCAGCCGCCGAAACGCTTCCTGCGCAGTCTTCATCTCATGCGCCGTGTGGATCGCGAGGAAATCGCGCTGCGAAGACGAGAACAGGAACAGATCAGCCAGCTGGACGATCTCGAAGACCGTCCCCTTCCCGTTCTGACGGGGAACGATCAGCGCCGACTCAAAGGACGCCCACTTGCCCTGCTCATCCTCGCCAAGAATGTCACTGACAACAGCAGCCTGCCAGTCATCAGCAACGAGCCCCACAGACTCGGCAAGTTCCAACGCCTCGACCCCAGACGTAAACGAATACTCCGGTACAGACCTAACTCGCGGCGCTACGACGTGCGGCACGCTTAGCGGCGAGATCGTCACTGACATCGCCCTTCTGCTCCGTGGCAGCAACGCCAAGCTCATCCATCAACGCCCGCAACTCACGCGACATCGACGCGTTCGCCTTCTCATCAAGCTCAGCAGCCATGCCCTCAGCAAGATCCCGTTGCCACTGCATCCCAGGCTCGCCGCTCAGGGCATCACGCACAGAATCAAGCAGTGACATTTCAATTCCAAGGGTCGGATGTTTGATGGGGAGAGAAGAGCGCCCGCCCCGGAGGTCCGGAGGCCTGCCGTTTTGGGGTCATCCCCCACCCCCATCAGACCGGTTTCACCACGTTCTTGACGTCGGAAACTGCCCTCGTGTGGTGTTCCCGCGGCTTACGTTGCAGATGTGGGTAGTGCGACGGCCTGAAGTTGGTCCGTCGCACAGCATCACCGCCGAGTGAGGTGGGTTCGGCGTGGTCGAGGTTGAACAGGAGTGGCTGTTTGGTGCCTCGGACGTACTTGGATGTGTAGTCGATGGGTCCGCGGCTGTTGTTGCAGAGCCAGCATGGGGCGTTGGTTGCGGCGCATTCTGCTTTGAACAGTCGCCGTTCCCTGTCGTATCCGCTGCTGTACTTGGTCATGTCAACCCCACCAGCGTTCGTCGTCCCATGGTCGGGGTTTGTCGGCGCAGCATCGGTCTGCTGCGAGTGGTGATGGGTAGTTGGCACCACAGTTGTCGCAGCTGTTCATGTCAGTGGGTGACTGAGACGTACACCGCAGCCCACGCGAGAACGGCGATGAGGATGCCGCCTGCAACGGTTGCTCGGCTTGCGTCTGCTCCGGTCATGGGCTTGCGTTCCTTGCCCACCTGTCGGACTCCGTTGACGATTCCAGTGAAGAACCACAGTGCCATCAGGCTCAGCGAGATGGTGAGTGCGACGTGCATTGTCTTTGTCCTGTCGGCTATGCGGGTTAGGTTCGGTCCTCGAGTGCGTCGTATACGGCTTCGACTGCGGCGATGAGTGGCGCTGGTGCAGGCAGCTGCCATGCGTAGAGCGGTGCGCCGTGCGAGTCGTAGGCGACGGGTTCGGGCCAACGGTTGCATCGGGTGCGGTGTGCGCTGATGTCGTCAGGCTGCGGTGCCTGCATGGTTCTGACGTACCGGGTTGGGTTGGAATCCGAGTCGCACGTCAGTCTCTTCGTCTTGGTAGGAGCGTTCGACGAGTGACTGTGATCCTTGCGGTTCGGGTTCTGGCTGGTCCGCTATCTCGTGCCGGTGTTGAGTCCGCCATTGAACGAGGCGACGGTATGACCGTGTCTTGAAGGATGCGTTGCAGGTGCACCATTCCTGCATGCGTTGCCTCCTGCGTGAGCCTCGAAAGGGGTTCTCCGACTCTGCGCCGTGTGTGTTGTGCTTGCGGCCGGCGTTCGCGCTGTGGTTCTGTGCGCGTTGGTGGCGGCGTTGCGGTTGTGTGTTGACCGGCGGGTCGGAGAAGTATGTGGGTCGTGCAGGTGGGTAGAGGCTTGGTTGAGGCGTTTGGCTCGAACTATTTGAGCGTGCCCACCTGCACGGTGGTGTTGCTGAGGTGACAGGATTCGAACCTGCAGCCGTACTACGATGCCCTTTTCGCATCTCGCCACGCCTTGATGCGAGCAGCATTACCGGCTTTGCATGTGCGGCAACGGCACCCGTTTCGGTATGCCGACTGATTGCCGTGCACCTCTGTCTTGATTGGCGATGCAAAAGCTATGTCGTGAGGGCGGCGGACGTAGTTGTCTTTGAGGGGCCGGCAAAGTTCGCAGCGGCAGTTCTTCTTGCCGCTGCTGCCGCCACCGTGGCCAACGCTGGCCTCGCTACGACTCTTCGCTGTGTGGCATGCAGAACAAAGAAGCTGGCACTTAGCGAGCTCGCCTGCTACGAAAGCTAGTGGCTTGTTCCACTGAGAGCCAATGTCGAACGCTTTTGAGGCGGGATCGACATGGTCAAATTCGAGCGATTCAGATGAGCCGCATTTGACGCAGCTTGGGTTTGCCCCGCCGACGTACGCCAGAAACTCGTCTCGCTTGCGCGCATAGCGTTCGTGGTCGTACTGGCGGCGGTCCCATGTCATACTCATCGTGTTCGACTCCTTCAAAGTCGTTCCATGGCCCCGGACGGTTGCACCCGTCGCGGGGTTCTTTCGTGCACACTCCCCAGGAATCGAACCCGGCCAAAGAGGTTTGGAAGCTCTTGTGCTGCCACTACACCAGGAGCGCAGGTTCCCCGTATGCGTCTCCGGGGTCACGAGCTCGTATGTGTGTGCTCATCCTCGTGGTGGATGCTTGCGCCCGGTCCGCTCCCCGGGGCACCGTGTTGGGCTGGCTCTTGGCCTGATGCCCAACGAAAAATCCCCACCAGTGTCGGAACACGGTGGGGAGCAAGTCTGCCTCGGGACGTCGTTCATCGAGGCAGGCACTATTCTGTCACACGTTGATGCTTTCCGCATCCTCCTTTTCGTCCGCGTGTCGCTCTTTGAGTTCGTCGCCGAGTTCAGCCATCGCTCCGACTCCGACCCATTCAGCTTTGCAGGCGGGGTTCTTGCAGATGGTGCGTGCTCGTGTCAGGTCGACTTCGTGGCGTGGGTATTCGACGAGCAGCATGTTGGGGTGCAGTTCACCGTCAGTGTCAACCCAGGGTGATGGTCCGCAGATGGGGCATGGGTAGCCGGCTTCGAACGTCTTGGGCGGTTCGGTGCGTGAACGGATCTGGTCAGCCCATCGCCGCAGCTGCCCGAGGTACCACTGTTCGCTGTCGAAGTCGGCGCGTCCGATGTACGCGGTGTACCACTTGCGCAACGTTCCGGGTAGGTCGCGTCTGTCCCCGACTGTGCCGACCCAGGCGCACATGTCGAGCAGCTGCTTCTGGATGAGCAACAGTTCGTAGAGCGCTTGGCTGTCGAGGACGTTTCGGGATGATGCGGATGCTGATTGTCCGCCGTGGTCGTTGCTTCCGCCTGGTAGCACGGCGTCTGCCAACTGTTGCAGCAACGCCGGGTGTTCGACGGGGACTGTGCGGATGTAGGTGCCGTCGTCTGCTGTCTGTTTCACATGGTCGATGGTGGGTTTGGTGAGTGCGTCGACCGCGTCGAGCAAACGGTTGTCATTCATTCGTCTTCCTCGTATCCGATGTCGTGCACTGGAAAAAATGGGTACCGCCATACGCGAAACGGGCTAGGAACCTGAGTTCCTAGCCCGTCAATACCTGACGCTTCGTCGCGCATCGCTTTGCGTAAGGCGTGTTCATCCATGTGTGTCATCTGTTCCGTTGAGAATGTTCCCAACTGCGCGGGCGAGCTCGTGCAGGTCGTGGGTGGACTCGAACTCGGTGTGGGCGCTGCGGATGGCTGCGAGGGTGCTGGCGTCCTGGATTGCCAGGCGGAGCCAGCTTTCGTCGCCTGCTGCGCCTTCCGATCGGGCCTGATCCGCGAGCACTCCGAGCGCCCACTGCACATAGGCGTCGTCACCTCGTTGCGGGTGGTCGGCGGTTTGGTCACCCACGGTCGTCTCCCTTCGGGCGCATCACGTCGCGGATCGTGGACGGGTCGATATCGGCCTGAGTGCACCAGCGCCACGAGTCGGTGCTGATCGCGCGGCCGTCCTGCGTGACCACCCAGTGCGCCGGATTCATCCAGCCGCGCGGGTTGCCAATGAACGTCGTCCCCGGTGCCATGTCTTCGATGCGTGGCGGCTCGGGCTCTGGCCGCGCGCTGATACGACCCACGTTGCCGCCGAACACCCGACTGCACAGTCGGACCTGCCAGGGGTCGAGTGCCGCGCCGAGCAGGCTTTCGGCGAACTCGATCAAGCGGTCAGCGTCAGTGCCGTTTGCCGTGCGAACCGGCGCTGGGATCGGGGCGATGACCCGGTTCGGGCAGGTGTCCCAGTGCCGCGCGTACATCGCGAGCCACGCGTCGTCGTATGGTCCGCCGCACGAGTCGCAGAACGGCTCCAACTCGCCGCTCGGCGCGCTCGGGGACGGCTGCGAGAACAGGGCGACCAACCGGTCTTCCAATCCTAGGCCGACACCGTAATCCAGGTCGTGCCGCCACCGGTTGACGACCTCCGCGATTTGCTCGCGCGTGGGCGGCTGCACGGACGCACGCACCTCGTCCTCGTGTGCCTGCATCCACCGGTCGAACTCTTCCCGGTGTTCGCCGGCTGATGCGATGAACGTGTCGCGCATGACGCGTACGTATGCGTCGCGGACTTGTTCTGTGGTTGGTGTGTAGTCAGTCATCAAGCACCTCCATGGAAGAACACCGATAGCCAGCAGAACCCAATGACTGCAGCCAAAAACCATGCGAGCGCCACCCCAGACTGATACCACGAATCAGGCTTTTTCATCTTTCGGCTCCCATCCGAATTCGCGCATGCCGCAGATGCCACCGCATGTTGGGCAGGCGTCGGCGGTCATGCTCATCACCACGGCACTTCCGCGTCTGCGATCTGTCCTGCCGTGGCCCAGGAGCCTGTCTGCGGGGCGTTTGCGGTCGGGGTGTCCCACTGCTGCTGCGGGGTGGTGTTCGGCGCTCCTGAGAGCTGCTGGCCCCTCTGTTCCGCAATGCGCACGTCCGTGGCCTTCACCACGAGGTCGTAGTACTTCTTGCCGTTCGACTCGCGAACCTCGGTGACCTCCGTACCGGTGATAGTCACGCGGTCGCCCTTGCGAAACTGAGTGAAGTCGATGCGCACCGGCTGGTCGTTCGCGTATCCCCCCTTCACGGTCCGGAACGTGCGTGCTGTCGTCACCCACTGGTCGCCGTCCTTCTTGCGGTGCGGCTCGGCGGTCTTCATCGCCCAGTCGGGATGCTGCGGGTTGTTCTGCGTCCAGTCCTCCACGAACGCGGTGTACTCGATCTTCGCCATCAGTTGGCCTCTCCCTCGAACTTCGCCTGCAGCCGCGCGTACTCACGGCGCTCCCACTCATCTCGCTTAGCACGCGAGGATGCAAGGAATTTGTCGCGATCAGCAATCTCCTGTTCGGTAGCCGGCCGAACCCACTGAATTGACCCGCTGAACATCAGGTCGCCGAAGTCGTACTCGTAGCCGCGCTCTTCAAGTTCGCGAAGCACCTCGTCAAGAGTCGCTTTGCCGTGAAGCGAAAGCGTGTGTCGACGCATCGTTCCGTCAACACCACTGTCCGCCCAGCCTGCGTTGTGGTAGAAGCTGTGCTGGTCCTTACTCATGCTGCCTTCTTTCTCGTCCGGTACGCCTCGATGGACGCTTCGATCTGTTGATGTTGTTCGGTTGTGTTGAGTCGGATGGTGGTGTCGGCGTCTTCGAGTTGCAGTCGGTGGATTTCGCCGGCCATGTCCTCGTCGACGGGTTCACGGATGCGTTGCTGTTTCAGCCACTCATGCGCATGCCGCATCTCGTGGTCCCGCCGTGATCCGGGACGTTCATGGTCGAGGTCCCCGTGCACGCGCATCCGTTCCGACTCGAGCGCTACCGGGTTGATAGAGGCGATGAAGTTCGCCCACGCGTCATCGGTCACCGCAACCGGCCCTTGTACTGGCGGCGCACAGGCAGCGCGCCTGAAGTCTCGGGAAGCGCGCGCCAGATGGACTCTTCGTGTGTACCGGCCGGAAACGCTGCCTCCGGTGGCCAGTTGCCCTTACTGCGGTAGCCCGGCGCGATGTACAGCGGATGGCCCGACTGCTCCCACGGATGATCGGGGTGGTAGCTGTTTGTGCCGTCCGGATCCAACTCAGTTCCGCTCATCTGCTCGTTCCTTCCGGTAATGCTCGATCCACTGCTGCACTTCCGTTTCATGTGCTGCCCGGTCGAGTGTGATCTCTGTTGGGGTGAGTGCTGCTTGCCGTTGCGTTTCGATGCGGACAGCACGGTCGTGTGCGTCTTGAACACGTTTCGATCCAGAGTGCACATGTCCGGGCTTCAGGTACTCCGTTGATTCCTTGAAGTGGAGGACGACGGCTTGCTGTGCGACGTTCAACGACAGGTGGCCGAGTGCTTGCTGCCAGACAACAACCGTTTCCCGGGTCACGTTGCGGTTGTCGTACGCCGCGATGACGGTGAGCAGTTTCGCGGTTTCGTCTAGATCCATCCGTCTGCCTCCAATGCGGGCTGATCGGTGCTGAACGTGCCGACTAGGGATGCGGCACGTTGGGCAGCGGTCGGGCGCGACGACGACACGGGCGCACCTTGACGTTGCTGGGCAAACTGCGCGTCCTTCTGCAGCCAGTTCGTGAACGCGGTGTTCCAGTTCTTCTGACGGCGGTGGTTACGGCGGGCGTGGTCGACGAACCGTTCGAAGGTGCGCTGTTTGTCGAGGTGCAGTGAGTCGGCAAGGTCGATGTGCTTCTGGTTGGGTCGCCAGGAGTCATCGAGCAGTGTTCCGGCGTCGGACGCGTCAGCGTCAGACAGAAGTAGTTGTGTTGTCTCTGTCTCTGTCTCTGTCTCTGTCTCTGTCTCTGTCTCTGTCTCTGTCTCTGTCTCTGTAATAGCTAGGGGTGAACTAGGGGTAGTGCTAGCGTTTTGCTCTAGCAGATCCGTAGCAGGTGCTAGCGATGTGCTACCCCTCTTGGCAGCTTTTGCTAGCCCACCCCTACGTCCAGCCTCCCGTTTCGCCTCGATATCAGCGTTCGTGGTCTGGTGTTCCGCGAAGTCATGGATCATGTAACCGTCCACGCCATCCTTCACATGCGGCTGCCAAGACGGACGCTCGGGATCGTTGCCGGTGAGCTCGGTGATGACGTCGCGGCCCCACTTGCGTTCAGCGATGCGAGCTGCGAGAAACCCGTCAGTGAGCTGTCTCCTTGAGTACAGGGTCGCTTCGACCAGCGCACGGAAGCCGGCGTCGGACAGGAGCATGATTTTCGGGTGCTCGTCCATCGCTATGTCAAAGCGTGCGTAGAGCCTGTCGTCCTTCGGCACTGTTCCTCCTTTCGGAACGTCATGCGTTTCTCCTGAGGTGCTGCATGTCCGAGATGTCCCGTCGCTGTCGATCGGCTGGGGCACCGCGTTCGTAGTCGGCGAGCCATGCCTCTTGCGTGCTCCACAGCACCGTGGCGATGCAGGCATGGTCGTCAGTGAGGCCGAGAGCGATACGGCCTTTCGTGTACGTCCACTTCTGATGCTTGACGGACCAGTGGATGCGTTCCGGGTGTTCGTATGCGCCGCGGATTTCGTCACCCGTCACGCCCATCTCGAGTGCTCGTTGCAATGCGTGCGCTGAGACGGTGAACTGCGCGGTCATCGTTCCCACTCCGTCGTCCACAGCTCAATTTCCGTCCGTGGGTTGTCGCGATCGAGGTGCTTCGATGCGATGAGGGACACGATCTGCGAGTCGTCTTCCCAGGCGAGCTCGTTGAGTGCGTCGAGTGGAATCTTTGCCAGGTTGTCGAGATCGACCCGTCGCATGCTGTCTCGGAAGAATCGCAGTCGAACCCTCAGCGGGCCAGTCACAGGCGATTCGATCGTGTGTCGGATGCCGAGGTTGTCGCGGAACGACGAAGCCACTCGAGCTTCTGCATCTCGAGTGGCTTGTGTGGTGTATCCGCGGCCCCGTCCGAACCGTGGGCGTTCCTTCGGTTTCGGATTGCCTTCGACTGTGAAGGTGACGATCTTGATCACGTCGCCACCGTTTCCGGGTCAGCCCAGATCAAGAGCACGCACCCGAACGGTGGGCGGTCACCCTTTGGACCGATCGTGACGTCGCGGCGCTCGAAACGCATACGCCCCGGCAGGAACTCGGTAGTGAGGATCCTGCCGCGGCCGTCCCTGTACGGCTCGACGAGTTCCTGCCACCACTTTTGCTCGGGACGGTTGGCAGGGAGCAGCATTACGATTCCCTTTGTGAACGGCCATTCCGACCATGCCTTCTTCACCCAGTCATACAGGTTCGAGTACGGCGGATTGCACCAGACTCGCTCGCCCGCCCAGCTCTGCTCGAGGCCGTCATCCTGTCGAGTGAAGTAGCGATCACACTTCGCGTTGTGCGGAGCGGCGGCGACGTCGAGAGTGAAGCCGCCAAAGCGCTCGTTCCACGGATCGAAGTACTCGCGGTGAGTGCCGCGGTCATCAACTTCATCGAGAGCGCCTCGAGTACCGGTCTGCTGCGGATGGTTCTGCGCCTTGAAACCTGCGAGCATCAGCTTGCCTCCCTTGCCGCGTTGAGTGCCGCCCGGATTTGCCCGAGTACGTCTTCCCCTGCGCCTGCGTTTTTGGCTGCGTGTCCGAGCGCGTTGAGGGCCGCGGGGTCGTTGCCGGCGGTGGTGAGTTCAGCGAGCCAGTCGACGGGTGCGGGTGCAGGCGCATCAGGCAGCGGCTGCACGGTGAACAGCGCGCTCTTGCCACGCTTGACGAGTAGGGGCACGGACAGCTTCTTGTCAATGCCGCTCATGTGGCTGATGCGCGTGCCACCAGTGACATCGTTGCCGAAGCGGACTGTCTCGTCGCAGTACAAGGTGACGCGCTGGCCGATGTAGTTGTCCGCCTTGCTGCCCCAAGCCGCGACGATGACTCTGCGCATCGATTTTCCCGGACGCCAGACTCGGGGAAACTCTCGGAGGTGGAAGTTGAACGGCTGGTCGGCGTTGTTCGCCGTCACACGCTCAATGGTGAACGTGCGCGGACCCGGCAGTAGGTCGATCGCATCGAGCTGGTCCGACTTCGCGGCGATGCTTTCGGTGAGGTCGATGGTCATGCTGACTCCTTGCTTTGGTCCCGCAACGACGCGGGCATGTGCTTATTTCGCCACTCAGTGACAACCGCTTCGGCTTCCTCGATCGTGTCGTAGACACCGAGGTATGGTCGCCAACCACCGACAACTGCCGATGCGCGCCATTTCTGTTCTCGCGCCGACCAATAGACCCCACGAACACCGGAACGGTTACGGCTGGTTGGACCAGAACGGTTCTGCGCGTTAGTGCTATTGCTTGCTGGCCTCAGATGCGCTGGATTGACGCATGCATGGTTCCAGCAGATGTGGTCGAGGAGCTGTCCGCTTGGTATCGGCCCCGTGACGAGCTCGTAAGCGACTCGATGCGCCAACTTGCTGCCGTGTCGCCCGTAGCCCTTACGGTCCACGAAGGCCGTCCAACGCCAGCAGTCACCCGACTTATCGACCTTTCGCCAGAACTGCTTTTGACCATCACCGCGCCAATCGCGGATCGGAGCCGACAGGTCGAGCCCCAGACGTTTGCGCTTGTAGTGAGTGGCGCAAAGCCCTGCTCGACGCGCGGGGCGCGCACAGGAAGGTTGCCCACACTCAACGCTCATGCCTGCACCTCGATATCTGCAAAGTGATCTACGCGCTCAGCAAGCGGTTTGCCAGCAGCTGCGCGCTCGTATGCACTGATGGTGTCCACTGCATTCTGTTCGTAAGCCCGCAGAGCGGCCGTGATAGCAGTGTCCCACTTCTCGTCGCGGTAGACGCGCTTCACAAACAGCGGCCAGCCGCCGGCGTATGAGCAATAGTCCCACCACGAGCGATCGAAGACGAACATGCAGGTATGAACCTGAGCGAGATTGCCGGTCGGTACCTTGTTTTCCAGGAACGCGCGCAGTTGCGTCTTCGCGTTGCGGCTCTTGATCTCTAGTCCGCCGCTTTCGCCAACAAGTCCGTCCGGTGACGCGCCGAGCGTCAGCCCATCGATCTCTCGAGTGGCAAACCCAACCTCGTCGACCGGCGCGTGGTGCTCGGCATACATGTTTCGGGCCAGCGGCTCATCCAACGTTCCGCGTTGCATGTCGAACGATGGGTGCGTGTATTCGACGTGGCCGCTGATCCGTTCGGCGATGAGGGTCTGCATGACGCCACGGGAGGTGTCGTTGTCGGCGACTCGACCGGTTGGGGTGATGAGCTTGCCGATGGTTGAGGCGGTGAGGATGCCGCATCGCAGCTGCAACCACTGGTCGCTGCCCTGCTCGACGTCCATGTGGATGGTGAGGTTGCTCATGACGCCGCCTGCAGGTGTTCGTCTTCGCAGTCTTCGGCGGCGCTGTATGACGTGTAGGGGGTGCCGCATCTGTCGCAGATGTATTCGTGGATTTCGGTTGGCATGTGCTGCCTCCTGGGCATGCGTGTTTGGTGCGCTGGTGAGGCGCGGAGTGTGGGTGCGGGTCAGTCGCAGTCGTCGACCCATTCGGCTGCCCGGGCGATGGCTTTCCCGTCGCGGTCGTCGTCGAGACCGTCGAGCGTCCAGCAGACCGAGCACCCGCAGAAGGGGCCGTGGGCTGGTCTCGCTGCTATCACTTGTCCACCTGACCCAGCCAAGGCATCGCTGCCATCAGCCCGCAGAAGATCAGTGCGGCGATACCCAGACCGATGTAGCCGAGAACGTCGGGAGCGGTGATGGCGAGTGCGTAGACGCCGCCGATGATGATGCTCAGCGCCGACATGATTACGACCACCCACGCGAAGTAGTGCCAGTACGGTCGGTACTGCTTGCCGCTCATGACGTCGCTCCCGTCAGTTCGGCGTACAGCTCACGGGTGATGCAGCCGGCCCCGGTCGGTCCGGTGAACTCGATGACAGACGGCAGGACGCGTGCGATCGTGCACGAGTAGGACAGCCCGAGCACGGTAGGGATCTCCTTCACGTCACTCGGCAGCCACAGCTCCGGGTCGGCGACGGGCGTCAGGGTCGCGGCGCTCATCGTTCTTCCTTCCGTTCGTCGTGCCGAATGCAGATGACCGCCATCCCCCAGAGAGCGCATACGGCGGCGAGCAGTGTGGCTCCGTTGACTGCGGCGGGTAGGAGCAGTTGGGTGATGAACACTGCGGCGGCGACGGCAAGCAGGATCAGCAGGGCTCTCATGACCAAACCTGCTTGCGGCCCTCAGCGACACGCGACCACAGGGGGTCGGTGTCTATGAAGAGCGGTGTCCATCCCTTTGCCGACTTTGTGTACAGATCGGCGTCGAAGAGCCAAGCGCGTGGCACTCCGGTCCAACCGAGGACTGTTGCGGTCATGCTGTTCCTCCAATTCCGAGTACGACGAATATGAGGGCACCGCAGACGAGGAGTCCGGCTACCCATGTGGCGGCGACTAATGCGACCGCGTCGATACGTTTCATGCGGTCACCTGCAGTCCGAGCAGCATCGGCACGAGGTCGGCGCAACCACGGCTGTCAGCGAGTGCGACAACGGCTGCGATCTGCTCGTCGGTGGGGTCGAAGGTGAGTTCGTACGCTTCACCGGGGAACACTTTGCTGTACAGGTCACCGGCTGGTTGGTTCCGCCCGAACGCACCCATCAGGACACCTCCGTGAAACCGAACACGCCGACCGTTTTGCCGTAACTCGAGACAGTGGTGGCGATTTTCTGGATGCGTCGGTCACGTCGGCGAGCATCGGAGCACCTTTTGCGCACCGATTCGGCTGCACAGTTCGGCCAGGTCGGGTGCGCGTCCATGTGGTCCGTGTACCGGTTCACCATCGCCTCATCCGACGCGGGACCGAGCGTGTAGAGCCAACAAACGGCTTCGAGGACGATGCGTGCCTCAGCAGCATCGAACGCAGCAGACGACTCGACCGGGTCAGCGAATCTCGCGTGGGCGGACATCAGGACACCAACTCGTACGTTGTGTCGAAGATGTCCGGCTTGCATGGGTAGAACTCGCCCTGCACGCCGCGGATGACCCAGTCGCCCAGGTTGACCCAGTGGCCACCCTCGAGCGTGGCGATGACCATGCGGCCGTCGCGCGGGTCGATCGTGATCCCAGATGCCGGCCAGGGCTTGCGCCCCTCGATGACGTCCATCGGCTCGAACGATCCGAGGGTGTTGCTCTCGACCCACTGGTAGATGTCCATGCTTTCGGCCGGGGTGGCATCCCACGCGAAGTGGCGGGCCTCGATCTCGACGGGCTTCTTGCGGAACTTCGGCATGACTGTCTCCTTCGATTGCATGTGGATGTGGTTGAGCGGCCGGCGGAGGTTCGGGTCAACTCCGGCTACTCAGTGCCCCCGCCGCGACTCGAACGCGGACGATCCCGGGTACGACTCGGGGGCTGATGGTTAGGCGTGAATGACTCGCTTGATTGCAGCGAGGACGCGAGCGGTCGGCGCGTACCACTCGCCCTCAAGGCAGTCCTCGGAGAGATCGCAGTGCAGATCACGCTCAACGGCGAAGCCGCCAGGGCCAACCGCTAGGACTTGGAGGCCGCCATGCGAGCCTGTCTGCAAAGTCTTCAAGCGCTTGTCGAAGTTGCGGGAGGCACCGATTTTTATGGGACCGTCCGAGCCCTGCTGAACCGCATACACGACAGCGGGGGTGGCTTTGCGAGCGAGATGACGCCTGACGGCCTGCTGCGACTCGAACTCTTGGAGCAAAATGCGCAGAAAGTCCGGCCGCTGCATCACTGAGCAGCGCCAGTCGTAATAGCCGGGAGCGCCTGCCCACTGATCGGTGAGATGGCGAACATTGGGGAGGAGATCGTTGGTATCCATGTGGCAGTAGCGGAGTCGAACCGCGTGCTGCCGCCTGCCGGCAGGGATATACCTGCCGGACGTACGCACCTGGCCGCGCCTTCCTAAGAGGCACACCGTTTAGCCGCTCGTGAGGGACCCAGCCGTCGTGTGGACGGCCTGGGGTTGCATCCCGCGTATCTCGCAACCAAGTGCTTGTCTGTGTTCTCGAATTGCCCCGTACGTAAGGGCCTCGCCACCGATCAACACCGCCTGTGACGGGGGCTCCTGGTGGGTCGCGTACCGCGCTCCGAGCGCGACAAGTACCGCCCTGATTGGGCGGAAGAAGTTGAGCCAGCTGCTAAGCGGCTCTTTCGGACCGGAGGCGTGTGATCCACGCTTCGGCCTCGGTCGGTTCGATCAGGTACTTCGTCCCGTAGCTGATGGCTACGAGTCGATGTGCCTTGATCTCGTTGCGGATCGCCTGTGCGCTGAGTCCGGTGACTGTCGCTAGTTCCTTGACGGAGTAGAGAAGTTTCCCGGTGAGCTGTGGCATGTCCGTGGTTGTCATGCGGCACCTGCCATGAGTTCTGCGGGGTGGACAGAAAAAACGCCGCCGACGTGGGCGAGTTCGGGCCACGTGAAGTCGGACTCACCTTGGAGTCGTTCACGTAGCACGGACTCGCCGATGTCGGCGGCGTGCGCGAGAGTGCTGATGTCAACGCCGCGCTCGTGCATCACCTGGGTGACGCGCTTTGCGACGGGGTTGGTGTTGGTTGCTCTCTCCATGTGGACAGCATACTCCCCAAGCGAGGAGTGTCAAGCACGTATGTGCCCATTCGCGACCGAAAGTTTCCGTATGGGCACTAGGCTGCTCCGAGTGGAGAAGTCTGTACTGAACGAAGCGCTTGCGGCGGAGATCCGCGCTGAGCGTGCACGTAAGAAGGTCACCATCAAGGAGCTCGCCCTCGCGGCCGGCATGGTGGAGTCGACGCTGAACCGTGCACTCGCCGGCCAACGTGACATCAATGTCACGCAGATCGGTCTCATCGCACGCGCGCTCTCCATTGATCCGGCCGTCCTCATGTCGCGCGCCGTGGATGCGATCGGCGGGCTCGACGTCCTGGTGTCAGAGGTGCAGGGCAAGAATGTGACACCGCTCCGCGCGGTCGAGGACCTCACCCTGGAAGAACTCGACCGGGAGCAGTACGCCGCGAACCGTGACAAGGAAGCGGACACCGACGAGCAGTTCGACTAACCACCGGCTGGGGGACCATGTACGACCCATACGAGCACGCTGAAGTGCTCGGCATCACCGTCATCCACCGGCCGATCAGGACCGAGAACGGGCGTTGGTATCCGCAGCACAACCTCATCGTCATCCGTGATGGGTTGCGGCGTGTGCATGACCGGTCTGCGCTCGCTCACGAGGTCGCACACGCGGTTCTCGGACATGAGGACTCCCGCCCCAAACACGAAGTCCAGGCCGATCGGATGGCTGCTGCCAACCTGATCGACCTGGACCAGTGTGTTGAGTTGATGAAGTGGACGCCGGACTGTGCGCGGTTGGCACGAGAGCTGGAAGTGTCTACCCGGCTTGCTCGAGTGTTCCTGCTGACCCATCGCCTGGCCGGTTGAACAGCTCCCCCATCGCGGTCATCCCGAGCCGCATCCGGCCGATGTCGTTGCGCCGCTTGTAGGCGTTGGTCTGCATGCGGGATGCGTGGCCGGCGATCTGCACAATGATGTCGTCTGGTACGCCTGCGAGGGTGAGCAGGTCGATCGCTCCATGTCGGAGATCGTGCAAGCGGACGTTCCGATCAATGCCAGTCTGGTTGAGCAGGTCGCGCCAGTTGCGTGAGTGGTCGTTGGGGTCGATGGGTCGGCCCTGGTTGGTGAACACGAGTCCGTTGTCGCCTGGTGGGTACAGCGCCATGTGTCGTTCGAGCACGGACGCGAGCGGGTCGACGAGCGGGATGATGCGCCAGCCGTTCTTCGACTTCGGGCGGGTGAGGAACAGCCCGCCCTTGACGTGCCGGTACTCGTAGTCGGCGGGTGCGTCAATGCGCCGGTCTGGGCATTCGGCTCCGCGGCGGTTGAGGCAGCGTCCGTCGCATCCGTGCTGCCAGGTGAAGCGTTGTAGCTGCCAAGAGATGTCGAGCACGTCGGTTACTCGGTCGGCTTCGAGGCCGATGATCTCGCCTCGTCGTGCGCCGGTCAGCAAGGTAGTTGCCCAGAGTGCAAACTGCGGGCCGCCATCGTCGCGGACGTGCGCGTACACGTCGAGGGTTTCCTGCAGGTCGAGGACGTCGAGGTCCGGCACACCTTTCCTCGGTGCGGCCATCATTTTGGCCGGGTTCTGTCCGATGCGCCCTTCACGGACAGCCCACTCAAGCGATGCGGACATGATGCGGTGCGCGAGGTTCGCGGTGTCGGGTGACTGGCCGGCGCGAAGCATGGCGTCGCTGACTCGGCGGATGATCGTTGCGGACAGCCCGGAGAGCCGTGTGGTGCCGATGGTCGGGATGACCCACTTGTAGGTGATCTGCCGGTACCGTTCCGCCGTTTTCGGGCGGACTTCACGGACGGCGATCTGCTCGTACCAGTAGGTGAACCACTGTTCGACGGTCATGTTCGCGGTGGGGATGTCGCCGCGCTTGCGGAGTTCGGCGCGTGCCTCGTCGAGCTTGGCGAGGACGGTGCCCTTGTCCTTGTTGCGGATGACCCTGCGGCGGCGTTTGCCGTCGAGTGGTGGGAGTTCGACGGCGACGGTCCAGTAGCCGCGTCCGTCTTTGTAGACGGACGATTCGCCCTTGCCTCGCGTCATCAGCGTCCCATCTTCATGCCAGGCAAATCCCGCCAGGGGTCGTACATGTTGATCAGCACAGTGTCGGGCGCGTACCGCTCACACATCCCAACCAGCCACTCGCGGCCGACAGGATTTGCAGTGTGGAAGCGCACTTCGGCGGGCCACACATCGTGTTCGATCATCCAGATGAGTACTGGCCTGCTCGTGTCGTCGGTGAATCCGGAGCCGTTGGGGAGCGCGCCGAGGTCGTGGTCGAAGGAGACGACATCGATGTCTGCCTGATGCGACTCGAGCAGGTGAACCGCTTGTCGGCTAGACAGTGCGCTGTGCGTGAACTCCTGAGGGATTGGTCGCTCGTCGTCGATCCAGAGCTTCATCGTGCGTCTCCCCTACGTGGTGCTGGTGTCTTTGCCGTTGGCGGGGACGTCGTTGTCCCCTGCTGCTCTTCTGTCGTGCTGTCGGTGGTCACGCATAGCGTGATCGTGCTCCTTCTCGTGGTGATGTCACGGTGGGGTGGAGGGTCGGTGCTCTGCCAAGCGCCGGCCCTCGTTCGTTCAATTGGCCGACGTCATCCGCTCGTCGGCGATGATGACTGCGGCGGCGATGCGCTTGATGAACGTCGGCACGGAGCGCTCAGGCATCGTGCCGTACTGACGCAACCCCTCGTCGATCGCGTCGAGGAGGTCGGGGTTGCCCGCGGTACCGACGATCAGGACCGCGTCCCAGCTGTACAGGTCGGCCGCGACCTCGTTGCCGTTCGATTCGTTGACCCGGTTGCTTCCGTTCGAGGTGTGAAGTGACCATGGCAGATCAGATGCATCCGCCTTCCACCTCGCCAGAACGTCGCGGGCCTGCTGGATGGTGCTGCTGTCGGTCATCTTCTTCTCCTGTCGTACTGCAAGTTCTGGTGCCAATCTTGTAGCCATACCTATCGGCACACCGTGTTGTCGGTGGGCTGTATGGTCAACATATACCCCCGATGGGGCACATGCAACTCCATATGGAGAGATTACACCGTACTTGTAATACGGGGGTTGCGGGTTCAAGTCCCGCTGCCGGCCCCAGATCAGGGGTTTCCGTGTAGCCGAAGGTGTAGCCGACGCTCAAAGTACCCCACAACGAGGGGCGCGTGTGAACGTCCGCCTGGCGTCTGACACTCGATGTGGGCGTGTGAATGTCGGTCGACCTGCGTCATACTCAGTTTCATGGGGCGTCTTCGTACTTCCAGCTTGACTGCACTGTCGGCTGCTGTGTTGCTGTCTGTGCTTGCTGGTTGCGCGTCGTCGCCGGCTGTTGCTCCGACGCCGCGGTTCAAGACGGCGATCGAGAAGTGTCATGTTGCGGCGGGGCATGACGGTCTCGAGTACGCGGACAGGGGCGCTTCGTTGATCTTGTCGACTGAGGCGAACCCGGATGTGTTGTCGACGCACGTGAACATCGCGAACGTTATCTGCGTCCTCGACAAGCTGCACGTGTCGGCGGCGACGAAGGATCGCATGTTCAACACGCGTGCGTTGGACGGGATGCAGGACGCACGGTGGAAGGGCATCGAAGCGTCGTGGACGTACCACCCGGATGACGGGTTCAACCTGTCGCTGGAAGACAAGCGGCTCGAGGCTGCCCGGTAAGTTGCGGGCCGGTTACTTGAACGTCACCGGTTGCTCGTACCCTGCCTCTCATGCCGCAGTACCAGTGGTCCCCGCCTGAGCACCCGGACCCGCCTGAGGATCAGCCGTTCGGTGTCGAGGGTGTGCAGTGGTCTGAGTGGGTCGACCACACGCCTGTATGGGTGCAGGTCGAGTTCACTCGCACGGGCTGGCAGCGAGTCCCGGGGTTCGTTGATGCCGACGCCGGCGATCGGGTCTACGTCCAGTTCGTGCATATGGGATACAGCCATCGAGGCTGGCTAGATCGAAGCCGAGTGACACATCGCAGCCTGCATCGGCAGCGGCCGCGGTAACCGGCAGAAGACCGCAGCCTGATCAACGACGAAAGACCCCCTCGATCTCCCGAAGGAAACCGAGGGGGTCTTGTCGCGTTCTGGCTCAGACCATCGTGCTGAGCTTCACTGCGAGTGCGTCGGCGATCATGCGGTGAGCGGTGGGCGACGGGTGGATGCCATCAATGGTCATGTGACCGATATTTGCTGTCGCGTTGGATACCGATCCGAGCACGATACCCTGCACGCTAGCACGCGTTCCACCGTTGCTGTTGCCCGTAATGTTGAAGATGGCGGACTTAGAGTTGTCTGACGAGCCGGCACCGACCACAAACAATGTTTCGCCGGTATCAGCAGCGGTGAACACGGTGGAGGAAGTATCCAAGGATGACCCACCGGCCGTGCCACTTACTTGCAGCGACCGGCCCTGCGGTGGCTTCCACACATTGGTGTCCCGCCCGTTTTCCACGATGTCAGCGAGCTCAAACCAGTCAGTCAGCGGGTGCCCTGGCTGGCCGATTACGTAAGCGCCCTGACCGATGGCCGCAGCATTGAACGACGCGGTGAGCGGCGCGCCGGCTCTGATCCACGCATTAAGCTGGTTACGAAGGTCCGCGTACCCAGATAGTGCGGTCTGATTGTCAGTTGTCTGCCAATTGTCCGTGCTGTTACTGCGGGGCGTGATGGTCGTCTGAACGATCCGGTGGCCGTGAGCCGCAACGTTCAGCCACCAAGCAATCATGTTCGACTGAATCGTCGCAAACGGAAGAAGTGCTGAACAGTCATTACTGCCAAGCTCGGTTACCACGTAGTCGAATGGGGCCGTCATGATTGCGCCCTTTACCCAAAACTGCTTCAGATACACATCAGCTGTAGCGCCAGGGCTCCCAAGATCCGAGAATGCGACTCCGGCCTTGCGACACGCTACCCTAAAGAATCCACGGTCATCATAAGGGTCTCCCACTCCGGCCATGATGGAGTCGCCGACACCCAACACCATGGGCGCGGCAGCTGGCTTTCCAAGCACGGGCGAGGGCTTGCCCAGAATGAGCGCAGGGCTATAAACACGCGTATATGATGCTGGGATATTTGTAGGGCTTGACGTGGCAAGATAACCCGGCGTAACAGTAGTGCCGCTAACGAGACCTTCGCTCAATCCGGTCTGAGTGATCATGCCAGTGGGCCACTTCCCGCCGGAAGTAGCGCTCACAGAGGTGCGAGCGTACATGATCTGCCCAGCGGAGAAGGTAAGCGGGATCACATCAGAGACTACCGTTCCCCCGCCAGGGATAGTGACGCTTGCGCTACCACCGAAGGTCACAGGCACAGTCCTGCTATCCGATGCGGTAGCCGCCGCAACTCCAGGCGCTACAACGGCAGACACTGTGATTGGATTGCTGTTGGGCGCGTCCTGGGTGTAGTTGTTGAAGACCAGTCGGATGCTAGCCGCGGCATAGGTGAAGCGGTGCATCGTGCGCGCGTAGGCCTGCGTGTCAGTGCCATTCGAGAACGACGAGTTGCCGCCAGTGAAGCTATTTCCGCGGTCCGCGACGATGATGCTTCCAGCAAAAAGAGAGTCTGCCCCGATAGCTTTACCGTTGATGCTGGGCGTTCCGGTGAGAGCCGGACTGTTACTCGGAGCGAGCGGAGCGATACGACTGCCGATTGCGTCGCCCTCTACACTGCCCGGACTCTTCAGATTCGTAGCAATGCGCTGCCGTACAGCGTCGGGGAACTGCTTGGTGTCCGAGTCGACGGACGGGATCTGTGGGGTGCCCATGGTGGCCTTTCAAGTGAGTCAGTGTGCGGGTCGGGGCCGCGTCGCTTCGAGCGCGGAGGGGATCACGTCGGCGAGCGTCACAGCGTCTTCGCCTTCCGGGTACGGCATCTCCGGTTCCACACCCCACGCGTTCATGATGTGACCCACCCAACGAGCGAGCGCGGTACGGAACTTGCGGTCCTCACGCTTGAAGTTCTCGAACGCCTTCTCGATGCGGTCAGCTTTCTTCTCCGCCTGCTCGACCCGCTCAGTCAGCTGCGCGTTAGACCGCAGCACATCCTTGACGAACTGGCCCGGGTCTGCGGCGTACCGTGCGACAGCCTCCTGCTCTTCGTCGGACACTTCCGCGCGGCGTCGTGCGCGAGCACGGCGGACACCGAACACGGTCCCCCACGCCCCGAACAGGGCGATGATGATCCCGCCGGCAGTGGTGATGGCTGTGCGTATGGTTTCCGGATCGCTCACTCTGCCCCCTTCCGTGCCAGTCGTCGCGCGGCGCTCGCATCCGCCTCTTTCCGGCCGATCGTGGAGACGAGGTCCACGCACCGGATCAGGAGACCGATGACCGCGAGGTCGACGAGTGTGATGGTCAGCAGGGAGGACAGCGAACCAGAGTCGACGTAGAACCCGAGGACGATGCCGTAGACGATGAACCCGATGATGAGGACACCCTTGCCGACGAGTTCAGTCCAGTCGCGGCAGAACACGAGACCGATGGTGGCGAGAACAGCCCCGAGTCCCATCGTCGCGGCCCATGCGTACGGGAACCACTGCAGGGTGAAGTCCTCCACCACCTGTGAGCCGACGAACACAGCGACCGCCGCGAACACCAGCAGGTGCAGGTCCACGAGCGGCAGGAACACCTGGTAGATGGGTCGGAACCGTGGCGGCACCAACGGCATCGCATCGTGTGACCAGATCGTCTTCACGTGCGTCCCCCTTCGCCTGGTCAACTGACCTGGTCGGAGCCGTCAACGATCTGCGGCGGCGACACTTCACCAACCTGCTTCGCGGTCGCCTGACGAACCGCTGCCGCCTTCGGAACCGACCCAAGTCCGATCGTCGTCAGCCACTGGTTCACTGCCGGGATCGCCATCACCCGGGACAGGCCACCAGCAACCGCCGTCACGACAGCTGCTGCAGAGACGAGCCACAGGTACACCTTCCCGTCGACCGGCAGACCAGCCGCCGAGATGATCGTCGGCAGCACACCGGCGAACGCGATGAACGCTGGGATGCCAACCTGCACGACGGTGCGGAGGACTCTCTGCGCGCTAAACCAGATGGGCTCGACGGCGATTGCCTGCTTCTCGTGGTCACCCATCACTTGCCGCCCTTCTTGATGAACGTGCGGAGCTCCTGGATGGCGAGGGCCTGCAGCGACCAGCGGCCGTTCGGCTGCGCCTTGAGGAGCACGTTCTTGTCCGTGTAGGCGGTCGGGATGTCGCAGCTGGCGAACAGCACCTTCGCGTCAGCGAGGGACAGCTCGTGGAGCTCGTCGGTGGCGGAGAACACCTTGCGGAGCAGGTCCGCGTTCTTCGTCGAGCTGGAGTACGTGAGGGTGCCGAAGCCCACCTGGAAGTGGGCTCCGGTCTCCTTGATCTTGACTGCGGCGGTCATGTCGTCGTCCTCTCGAGGGATGGTGATGGTGGGGGGCTTGGGTGCCGGCTTCGCGAGGGTGAGCGCGTTGCTGACGGTGATCCCGGGGTACGGCGGGAAGTGCTCGGCGCGGGTCGCGCCTTCGATGTGCCAGGGCTCGCCGAAGTTGCGGCCAGTCCACGTGAAGCCGCGGAGCTCGGCTCGCTGCTGTGCCCAGGTGAACTCGGCGGACGTCAGCGCACGGTTCTTGCCGGCCGCGTCGGTGACACCCATGTCGATCGCGTTGCCGTGCAGCACCTCGTCGTGGCGTGACGTGTACGGGTACGCAGCCTTGGGGTAGCCGTTGCGAAGGTACGCGCTGTACAGCAGCGACTGTCGGCTGCGGCTGCGGCGTGCTTCGTTCGGGCTGAGTCGGTAGCCGAAGCGTGCCCAGAAGTCACGGACCAGCGACAGCCACTGCTGCGCGATCCGCTCCGAGTTGACGTACTGCATCTGTCCGCGGAGGTCGCCGTACGACGACTCCCCGATCGGGTACCAGGCCATTCCGGCCCTCCTTCAACGACGAAGAGCCGCCCCAGTAGGGACGGCTCGAGAGTGAGTGGGTCAGATGTGGATCGCTTCGACGACGAGCGTCTGACCGGATAACAGCGTCACGCCGGACGTCACCTGCACGGTGCAGCCCGTCGCCGTGCGTGCTGATGGCAGGCAGGACGCGGACACGCCAGTCAGCGGAATACCAGCAGACGAGTACACCGACGCCGTCACCAAGTAGTCGGCATCCACGAACGGTGCATCCCACACGATCGAGTACGCCTTCGTGCCGCCCAGAGCGAGAGCAGTCATGTTCGTGACCGTCTTCACCTGATGCGACTGGTTGCCGATCCGCTTCAACGTGGACGCTCGGGACTGCACGTACGCCGACCACAGGCCGACGATGAGCATGTCCGTGCGGACACCTTGGATGGATCCGTCGATCGGGCTGTAGATCACGAACTCGCGCAGACCGGCTGCGTCGAGGTCGTCCGCGATCGGACCCATCCCGACCGACGAGGGGTTGTCCTTGTACGCCCAGTTCTTCAACGTGATGTTGAGGAACTTCGTCATGTCGACGGCGTAGTCCGACCCGATGTTC